AATCCAAGGGTTTCGCGGCCTATAGTGAATTGCTGGAGCGAATCAATTTGATGGGCGAGGATGGGCATAACGGAAAAGCTTTTGTCTGCTCGTATCGGGCACTATCTGCGTACTTTGGCCAGTTTGGCCTTGCGCATGAGAAATTCGTCCCAGATCTGATCTTGAACGCACCGCGCCGTCAACTCCAAATCTTTTGGGATTATTTCATGTTGGGTGACGGGCACGCTTCTGTCAGGGAAAATAAATCAGGACGTGGTAATCCCGGGATCACGCGGGAAGAGGCGACAACCGTAAGTCGTAGGCTGAGCGACCATCTTGTTGAGATCGCGCAGAAGTTGGGATTTTCTGCCGCTGTCGCTGTTCGACCGGCTCGTTATGCGCAGATTGCCGAGAGCACCAAAATTTCTTTTTGTCACGAGTCTTATCACGTTCACTGCCGATATTCCGAAAACATGGCGGTGACAGCCTCAAAGATCAAATACGCCGGGATGGTGCACTGTGTCTCAGTTGGGAATTCCATCGTCTATGTTCGGCGCAACGGTAAGCCTTGCTGGTCGGGAAATTCACCGACGGAGCAACTTGCTCCCGAAATCGACATCGGCCGGCAGCGCCTGCAATTCGTTTTGAACTATTATTGCTATTCTGACGACACCGAGGTTTTGACCAAGCGCGGTTGGTTGCGCTTTGCTGAATCGAACGAACAAGACGAGTTTGCGACTCGCCAAATCAACACAGGCGTTTTCGAATGGCAGAAAGCGACCGAGCATTTCCGCAAATATTACGACGGCGATATGGTGCAATTCAGCGGACAATCTCTCGATCTTTTAGTGACTCCCAATCATCGTATGCTGATCGATTCGCTGCCTCGCGGTCTCGATCTCGGCAAGCCGGCAAAAAAACAAGAGCAAGTGTTGTCCGCAGAGGAACTGCTTGAATTCGGGACCGGCGCCACACGCATTCCTGTCTCTTCCGTTTGGGTTGGTATCGAAATAGGGGGTAGAGACTTTCCAGCGATCCATCACAATGGCGTTCCCGTGCAGATGACGGGAGACCAATATTGCGCGTTTATGGGAATCTACTTGGCGGAAGGATCTCTCAACGGGAATCGCATTCAAATCAAACAGCCCAAAGATGCACGCGGAACCCATACCCTTTATGATTCGATACTGCGGGAGATTTTTGGCTCGGTATATTTCGGAAGCGGTCAATTCGAGATTGGCCGCGATGGCTTGGCAAGATTTTTGAGGCAATTCGGACATGCGGGAGAGAAGTTTATTCCCTCCGATCTTCGCGAGGCTACGCCACGCCAGCTCGAGATTTTCTGGAAATATTATTATGCCGGAGATGGGCGCGAAACGGATTCAACGAAGCAGGCATTTACCATAAGTGAAACGCTTGCCGATCATCTGAGCGAGATCATTCAGAAAATGGGAGCCGCTTCGACAACATGGATAAGACCCGCTGCTTTGAAAATATTCGGAGAGGGAGAACAATCAAGAATCGTCCAGTCGAGAACTGGTTATCTGGTTTCGCGGCGAAATCAATCCCACGTTTCAGGATGGAAAGGCGGGCGTGTTGAATATCACGGCTATGTGTGTTGTGTCGTCGTACCCAACAAATTTCTATATGTGCGCCGGAACGGAAAAGCGGCGTGGTGTGGGAATACCGAAGGATCGACGCCAGGCGTGGTTCAAGTTGTTCCACGTGGAACAACCCCGGATCAAATCGCGGCCGGGATGCGTTGGATGAACTCCGAACTCGCGGGGAACCTGGCGGCGCGGCGGCAATGGCGGCTGGTGCAGGGATGGAACGAACCCGGCAAAGACGATCAAATTATTTTCACCAAAGAGCCCCTGCTCTCCGACCTATTCGACGAACAGCACACGCGGCGGATTGCGTTCGGGTATGGAATCTCGCCTCAGCGCCTCATGAGACAGATGAATCGGGCATCAGCTCAGAGTTCTCAGGAAGCTGCCGACATTGAGGGCTTGCTTCCCTATTTCAGTTCGCTCAAGAGCTTGATGGATTTCATCATCCAGCGCCGCTTCATGATGCCGGATTACGAGATGGTCTTCGAGCCCCTCGTCGAGGCCGATCAAGAAAAACAAGGGGTGATCCTGACAGGTTACGTGGGTAAGTGCATCCTGACGCCGAATGAAGCGCGCGAGCGGTTGGGCGAAGAGGCGGACCCAGCCCCCGAGGCCAACATGCTGGGTGTAATCACGGGAAGCGGCTTCGTGCCGATTGGGGGGACGGGCGCCTTGACGACGCCTGGCGCAACACCCGCGAAGGGGGATGCCGATGGAAATATTGATTCAAAGCCGCATGGAAAGGGACCGGAAGGAGCGGGCGACGAAGGCGAAGAGGCAGACGGCGGCGAAGGGAAACCTCTTGTCGACGCACGAGGAAAGCCCCAACCGCCCGCTAGCGCGAATCCCCCAGCCCGCGGCGGCAAGGCGCGGGACGGTTCGCCGCGCATAATGGGCTTTGCGAGCGGAGCTGAAGTGCGGATTCTTGAGACTCCATCTTCTTTGGTGATCGGGCAGATTCAAATCCGTGAGTCTGACCTAGTGAAGGGCTGGATTACGATTGAAGGTCGGCGCATTCACATTGAAGAGGACACTCCGGAAGCTTTCCGAGCGGCGCGCGCGCGGGCGACCTATAATCCTGCAACGAAGGTGAAGCATGCCCTTGCCGATAAGGAAGAGGCGATAATCGCAAAGATCATCGGGGGCGACCGGACGGCCGACAATGCGCCGTTCGATATCGTGACGAATGAGCACGGCATCGAAGTGAAAACGGTCATCGAAGCCAAAAACGACAAGATCACGATGCATCCGGAAAGCCTAGCGCGCAAGAAAGACTTCGCGGAGGAAAATAAGCTCGCGATGCATACGGTTGTCATCGACCTTCGTGGGGACAAGGCCGCCTATTATTATAAGGATTCGGTCGGATCGTTTCGGCTGTCGGCAATGGAAAAGGTATCGGCGGGAAAGCTAAAAGAGATTTTCGCATGAGCTTGGACCTCTACAATTCGGGTGAATATGTGGGGCCGGTAGCCTCCAATGCGGGGTGGAGCCATATCGTTGATGCCGTGACTGATCCGGGCTCACATGCCGCCTATCTCCTGGCGCACGGGCTTTCCGATTACCCCGACCGGGCGTCCGAAGAATTAGAAGCTTGGCTGAAGAAAACGGACGCGTCACCGGAGATTGAATCGACCGTAAAGAATCTCGTGAAGTTGCTCTTGAAGGTTGACGGGCAAGCAGTGATTTCTGATGGAGTTGGCCACGACTTTCCGGAAGAGGATGCGGCAAAGCTCCGACGGACGCGGATCGTGCCGCGAAAAGGCAAAGCTTCCAAGCGTGCGACCGGGGGCCCGAAGCCTGTCATCTATTCGCATCGCTTGTTCCCCGATTCGCTTCTCGCGCAAAAAGCCCTGGCGGGCGCGCTTGCCGACAGCTTCGAAGCGATGCGCATTAAGGTGACAAAGGCCCTCGCAGCGGCGCTCGATCTTCCGCACCTGCACCTTTCAAAGGCGACTGCGGAAACGCAGGCGGAAAAAGATGCGATGGAATCGCTTCGGGAAGAATTCCTGAAAATCGCCGAGGCCGCCGAAGGTCCGTTAACCCACGCTGCCGTGGCCGGGGCAAAGAATGGGGCCCTGCAATTGGAAATCAGCGATAAGGGGATGCTCGCACGAGTGAATGTCCTGGCGCGCGACTGGGCCGGACAGCGTGCGGCGGAACTGGCCGGCATGAAGAAATTGCGGGACGGGACGTTCATCGAAAACCCGAACCCGAGATGGGCGATCACCGATTCGACGCGCGATAAGCTGCGCCTGGTGATTCGGGATCTGTTCGCGAGCAAAAAGCCGGTGAGCCTGCGGGATGTGGAAGACCGAATCGAAAGTTCGGGGATTGTTTCCGACACGCGGGCCACGATGATCGCGCGGACGGAAATCAGTTTCGCGCAAACGCAAGGCAATATGGAAAGCTGGAAACAGTCGGGGCTCGTCGAGGAAGTCGCGGTGCAATGGTCGGGGATGCATGACAAGGACGATATTTGCGACGAGGCCGCCGACAATGGCCCGTATCCCATCGACGCCGCGCCGATGGTTCCGATTCATCCGAATTGCGAATGTAGCCTGGTGCTGGCCAAGTGGTCTGACGGTGTGGATGGGGCAGGTGAAGGTGAATGACGACGCCTGTCGAAGCCGAAAAGAAATCGGCAGCGAGAGCTGAACCTGGGAGCCAGAAGCCGTTGCCGGACGCGAAGTGTCAGGAGCCGGGCCCGGGAGTGACGACGCGCTTGGGCTTTAATTTTTGGGATTTGCGGTGAGTAATTATGCCTTACGCCTCCGTTAACGAAGTTCCGAAGTACGTTCCGGACGACAAGGCCAAGCAATGGATGGAAGTCTTCAATTCCGTTTATCAGCGCGAGATTGACGATGGCAAGATGCGGCACGAAGCGGAGGCAAAAGCCTTCGAGATCGCCAACGGTGTGGCGGGGCCGAATGCCAAGGGAGAAAAAGCGATGCTAAAACCCAATGGTCGGAAGCTCGAGAAATTCATTCCCTTCGCGAAGGTGGATTCGACGCGCCGCGAAGTGTGGGGGATCGTGACCGCCGAGGTTCCGGACAAGGATGACGAAGTCTGTGACTATGACGGCTCGAAGCCCTACTATCAGGCCGTGATCGATGAAATGGGGAAGGCGACGGACGGCGAGAACTATTTTCCGCTGCGCTATATGCACCAGCTCGAGGCGATCGGGAAATGCATCGGCTTCGAGTTCCGTGACGCCGACAAAGAAATTTTCATGGGCTTCAAGGTGACTTCCGACCAGCGCTGGAAAGACGTCGAAGAGAAAGTGCTAACTGGGTTTTCACACGGCGGCTCGATCGTTGATATCCGTCCGGACCCGAAGTTCGAGGGCTGCAAGCGGTATATCGCTTCGCCTTCGGAAGTCTCCCTCGTCGATAACCCTTGCCTGGCGACCGCGCACTTCGCTTATGTGCGCGCGGATGGAGCAATCGAACTCCGAAAGTTCGCGAGGACCCTGCCTCCGGACCCATCACCGCGGCGCCTGGCGGCCGTCGAGAGCGAGCTCGCGCTTCTCAAGTCGCGTGTCATGGGGAAGGCCAAGACGAAGCGAGTGGCCGGGGAAGACCTTCCGGCGTCGGCGTTCCTGATTGTGCTGGACCCTGATAAAACCGAGACGTGGAAACTGCCAGTCAAGTTTTCGACGGAGGAGAAATCGAAGAGCCACGTCCGTAACGCTATCGCGCGTTTCGACCAGTTGCAGGATGTCCCGCAGGATGAAAAGGACAAGGCATGGAAAAAGCTTGTCGCGCTGGCCGGGAAATACGATATCGACGTTGCGGAGGAAAAGAAAAAGCTCGCGGCGATCACGGGATGGATGCGCAAGCGCGCCCGCACGCTCGTCAACAAGCTTTCGAGAAAGGTCCGGGGGGGGAATGTCGGCGAAACCCTGGGCGCCCTCGATGATCACCTGGGCAAGCTTCAGAAAGGAATGTACGAAGTCAGCATGCTTGCTGAAATCGTTCAACAACTGAGCTTCCTGGCCTATAACGTCACGGCCGAACAGGAATGGGAGAAAGACGCCGATTCCCCTCTGCCCGGCTTGCTGGGTGACAATATCGACGTGTTGCTCGATACGCTGCTGAGGATGGTGGAGGAAGAGTCGGAGGAGTTGCGGGCCGATGTCCGGCTTCGCACGGCATAATTCAGGCCCGATCAAATTCACAGAGGCCGCCAAGTGCGGCATGGAGGAAAAGCGTATGAAACTCGAGAAACTTGAAGACCTGACGAAGGCGGTCGGAGGTCTGGCGGCCCATTTCAAGAAAACCGCGGACTTCCATAAGGCCGCTGGCGAGCATCACACCGCGATGGCCGAGGCCTGCAAGGCGCATGGGGAAATGTGCCAGGCCAAGCACGACGGCATGGACGATGGCGATGCGAACAAAGCGTATTTCGGCAAAGCCGCATCGCATCATTTGGGTAAGGCCGCGCATCATGCGGCGCTTGCCGAATTGCACAAAGGACAAGCTGCGCACTCTGACACCATGGGAGACGCCATGGGCGAAGACGGCAAGGCGGCGGCTGCGAAAGCGGCAGTTACAACTCCTGCGGCAGAGCCGGGCAAGGCGCCGGTTGCCGGCGGGAGCGTTGAGTCGATGGTTGCCGAAACCACTCACGAGCTGGTGAAGAGTGCGCTCGAGATGGTGAATAACGATCCGAGTGTGAAGGAAGAAATCCGCAAGATGGTGCTCCACGGGGTGAAAACGGCGCTTGGAGAAAAAGTCGTTCCCGACGGCATTCATCTGCTTCTTCCTGATGCACCGGACAAAGGGACTCGGCTGGTTCAAAGGGCCGGGGGCCCGGACGTCAATACCGAGGGAGTCGACCCGATGCTGAAAACCATGATCGAAGCATAGGCTGATCGGCTTTCGGGATTGGAGCCGAATCCCTGATAAGTCGGTCGGGGATTCGGAAAGTGACACGCCCGATCTCAAGACAAATTCTGATCGGAGGACAAGAGCTATGAAAATCACCCAGGATATGTACGCGGCTGCGACACTGCAACAGCGCAACGCGATGGCGAAATTCCTGTCCGATAAGGGCATGGTGGAATTGTGCAAGGCCGCCAGAGCCCTTCCGCCGAAGGAATGGTCTTTGGACCATCCTTTGGTTAAAGCCGCCGGGCGGGAATGGATCAAAGGTTTGTGGAAGGCCGGAGTCACCACTGGCCTCAATTTCAACTTTTACGATCTGCGCGGTCCTGCGTATTTCATCTTTCCGGTGAATACGCCGTTTATTCAAGACATTCCCAAGACCGGCAAGGTCAACGCGGGCGTGGGCACGGTTGCCCACTGGAAGGCCACGCGCAACCCGAATTCGACTTTCGTGTATGCGGGCGTTCAGGAAGGGACCCGCAACGCGCTCGGCACCCCGGACGAATTCGATTTTCTTGCGACCTACAAGGAAATCGGGATGGAAGGGGGCGAGACCTTCACTGCGCAATGGGCCGGTGAGGGCTACACCGACAATCGCGCGGACGAATATTTCCGCAACCTGGCGCGCCTGCGCCTTCAAGAAGAAATGATGACGCTGTGGGGCAATAGCGGCACGGCGACCGGCAACAACGGTTTCGTGCTGGCGCAGCCGGCGACCCCGAACGTGGCCGCCTCGGGCAACACTTCGTCCTTTACTTCAACCAACCTTCAGGTCGCTGTCATCGCGATTACCGCGATGGGCGTGAACCCGGGCGGGCAGGCAGGCTACAACGTTCCGCCGACCGTGGCGAAAGGTCTTACCGCAGTGACTTTGCGGACCGGCGTTGACGGCTCGCAACTGAACGTGGCGGGCGGGATCTCGCAAGTCTCCAACGTCTCTTCGGTGATCAATGTGAATTCCTCGACCGCCGTCGTGGCCAACACTACGGCCCAGGCGGGAGCGGTGGCGTATGCGTGGTACTGGGGAACGAACGCCGCGAGCGCGCTCGGTGCACTGAAGCTTGGCGCAATCACCGCCTGGCCGAGTGTTACGATCACCGGCCCGGTGACTTCGGGCACCGCCCAAACCGCTAATTTCGCCGGATCGACTGTCGGTTACAGCTATCAGGCAACTGACTTCGACGGCCTCGGGACCTATGCCTTCCAGTTCGGACAATGGGTGGACATGGGCGGAGGGACTTTCACCCCACTGGGAAACGGGATGGTGAAAGAGGTTGAGACGGACCTGCAAGCCCTGTGGAATCTCTATCAGGCCCAGCCAGACGCCATCTGGTGCTCGGCCGACGTGCGCGAGGCGCTCGATCAGGCGATCATCTTCTCGCAGACCGGAACCAATAGCTATATTTTCCAGTATACCCGCGACCAGCAGGGCGGGCTTCTCGGCGGCTTTCTGGTTTCGGCGTACAAGTCCAAGTACTCGATCAACCCGGAGGGCGGGGCGGCGATCCCGATTCGGCTGCATCCGATGTTCCCGCCGGGAACCATGTGGTACGACTTGAAGACGAACCCGTACCCGAATTCGCGAGTTCCTGCGGTGCGCAACTTCATGCTTCAGCGGGATTACTATTCGATTGAATGGCCCGTGACCACGCGTCAGTGGACGTTCGGCACTTACATCCATGAGGTCCTGGCGCACTACATGCCGTGGATCACCTCGATCCGCACCGGCATCGGCCCCTTCGTGGCGCCGTGATGTTGATCGTGATTTGACAAGCCGCGGGGGCGCTCTCCGTCCCCGCGCAATTTCCGCGGAGGCCGGGCTGATGCAAACTTCGATTCAAAAAGTAAAGCTGATTTCGAGCGGGCAGGAAATCGATATCCGCAATGCGGTGCGCTCGCAGGGCTCGATGGGAGTCGTTTACACTATCGCGGGCGCGCCCTCGACGATGCTCCTGCAAATCTTCGGTCTTTCGGGATCGGCGCCTCCCGTGCTGCTCGATTCCTATTCAGGCACGACGACCACCATGCGGATCGTCGTGCTTTCCGCGACGTACGATAGTTTTGCGATTGTGGGGAATTGGACCGGCGCCGGCGTGACAGTAGATGTCGCGCTGACACTTCAAGGGGCGGGGGAAATTCCCATCGCTTTGCCGGTAACAGTGAGGCCGGACCTCGCGGCTTATTACGCGACGGATGGGATCTCGCTTACCGATGCCAGTATCGCATCGCTCGGACTACGCCTTACCGAATCAGGCGCGGGTCCGCTCACAATCGAACAGAGCGGAAGTGGATCGCTGAATGTTGAAAGTAGCGGTGGCCTGCAAATCTTCGACGGTTCAATGGCCGGAATCGAAATTGAAGAAACCGACTCAGCCGGGTCGATTGAAGTCACGACTCCGGCTAGCTCCATTGTGCTGACGGCAGGCGGTGGAGTCTCGATCACTGATAACAGCGCAAGTCGAGGAATCGGCATCACGGAGGACGGCGCGGGCGGTATTCTGCTTACGGATTCAGGTGGAGGCGGGTTCGGGATCACGGGCACGGGAAGCGGGGCCGTCACGGCCGCAACGTCATTAAATTTAACCGGGGGAACAGGCGGCCTCGCGCTCAAAGGCGGGTTGGGCGGATTAGAGATTGCTGAAAGTTTCACGTTTACGAATCTGCCCGCAATCCCCGCGCTCGGGATGCTGGCCATCGTCACGGACTCGGCCGTCAATCTTTGGGGTACGACCGTGACGGCCGCGGGGATCGGCACGCCTTATACCGTCCTGGCATGGTTTAACGGGACTGTCTGGACTGTCATCGGGGTTTAGCTTTTTGTGGTCTTATGAGAATTGCTATCTTCCAAATTCGGAATACCTTCGCCGGGTGGTATTCAGTCGGAGGCAACCTGGCCGCCTTGCAGCGGATGGGACACAACGTGCGGGAATTCAGTCTTCCCGGGAACGTACCGCACGCAATTGAGAAGGTGCGCGCGGGCTTGCCGTCCGCCGAAGAGCTGTGGGACTTTGACGCGGTCCTGCTCTTCAACCACGAGTACGTCCAGCCGTGGCTCACGGCGCTCTACCCTTTCGAGGAATGGTCCAAGATATTGGAAAAGGTCGCAGCGCGTTATGACGAATCGATGGACCGCGCGGACCTTAATTTGCCGGCGCGCCTTCCGGAACTCAAGCGCTGGGCGACATATCATTGTTTCCCCGCCGCCCAGGATGCGACGCGCTACGGCGGCATCTGGCTACCCTTCGGGGCGGACCTCGAAATGTTCCGGCCCGCCGCGGAACCGAAGAAGTACGATACGGGCTTTGTCGGATCGCTTTATGCCAGCCGGATGGCATACTTGAAAGCGCTCTCCGAACAGCCGGGTAATGACGGAGTGAATTTTATCTGCGGGGAAGTGGGAATGAAGGAACTGGGGGGATTCAGGGAGCCCGAATCCACTCGGATGCTCGCCGAAGCGTACCGCTCGATCAAGGTGTTTTTCTGCCTGCCGACCGCCTCGCGATTGTTTCCCGCCAAAGCTTTCGACGTGATGGCTTGCGGGACGTTTGTCATGATGCCGCGGCTGAGTGGAGATGCAAGCGAGAACATGACCCTCTTCGAGAACAACCGCCACATCATCTATTACGATCCGGGCTACACAATGGCAAACGGAAAACAGATCAAGCGCTGGCTAAAGGATACGGCGGGGGAAAGGGAATCGATCGCGCGGGCCGGGTGCACGCGGGTGCACGCGGAATTTTCAATTGAACGGATTCTCGGGCGGATGCTGGCGCTTGTAGCAAAGCCCGTGGAAATGGAGACGGTGGGGGCGGCCGAATGAGTCTCAGTGGGAAAAGCTTGATGGTGCTGGTCCCGATGTACGGCGGGCACGCTGCCGGGAATTTCATCGAATCGTGGACGAACCTTGTCATTATGCTGATTCGCTATGGCGTAAGCTTCAGCTTTGCCTTTACCTATAACGAATCCCTAATCTCGCGGGGGCGGAATCGCCTGGCGGATGAATACCTGAAAAAGCACGATGAAACACACGCGCTGTTCGTGGACGCAGATATCGGCTTTCAAGCGGTCGACGTTCTGGCGCTGCTCGAAGGCGATAGCGATATCGTCGCGGCGCCCTGTACTAAAAAGGCCATTCGGTTCGACCGCGTGCAACGGCTGGTGCGCAAGAACGGGCGCGAATACACGGTGGGCGAGCTCGCGCGTGTGGCGGGCGATTTCGTTTTCAATTTCGAGCGCGATCAAGCCGGGCAACCGATTCAATTGGGGCAACTGCAAGAAATGCGGAACATGGGGACCGGACTCATGATGATCCGGCGCAATGTGTTCGAGTCTTTCCGCGAAGCGTATCCCGATCGTTGGTTCGAGCCGCACTCGGACCCGAATTCCCTGCCAGGCCCGATTCACGATTTCTTTCGCGTGGGGATCAATCCGGAAACCCGCGAATACGATTCCGAGGATTACTGGTTCTGCGTTGACTGCAAGGCGATCGGATTTAAAGTCCTGATGGCCCCTTGGATGGTGACCACCCACAAGGGAACGTACGATTTCATTGCCGACATGCCGGCGGTCGCGAAATTGCTCGGGGAATTGTGACAAGCTTCGGGTGCGCTGCTTTTGATCGGGCGGGCGTGCCGGGAGAGAGGGACGGTCGGCGGCCCGGCCGTCCCATCTGACAGGTGCGATGACGATGCCAAACGCGATTGACCTGACTTGGCTTCAAGCGGTAAAGAGCCGCGCCGAAGTTCAGAACGATTCCGATGATGGCGACATTCAGGCGGCGATTACCGCTTTCAGTCAATGGATGCTGACCTTTAGCGGGGTGTCGACGCTGAATTCCTTGGCCTCGATCGATGAAATATACGACGGGAATGGCAATACGAGCTTGATGCTGCGCTCGACTCCCGCGCGATCAATCGTCAGCGTAACCATGAACGGGGCGAACGTCCCGATCTCGACGGCCTGGAATATTTGGGGCGTCTACATCGAATCGCCTCCGGTGTCGCTGGGCATCCGTCCTGGCGGGGCGGGGGGTGGCATCCTGAGCCCCACCTTTCCCTTTCCCTATCCTATGCGCGCGCGCTTCCATAAGTGGCCCTGCTTCATGCATGGGAAGGGAAACATCGAAGCCGTCTATCAGGCGGGCTATGAGCCGGTTTCGATTTCAAATGAAGTCCAAACCGTCACCGGCCAAACGATCACTCTCGATCGCGGCCCTTGGGCCGGGGACTTGGGAGTTACCTATTATCCGAGTCTCGCGCCTTTGGAATCGGTTGCGAATAGTCCGATAGCCGGGCAATACGCCGTCTCGAACGGGCTTTACGTCTTCGCTCTGGCCGATGAAGGCTCAGCGGTCGCGGTGAGCTATACCGTGAACGCCGCGCCGGCCGACCTCGAGTACGCGATTCGATGCATCGTGGCGATCAATTACAAACGGAAAGCCTGGCAGGATCAGAAGTCCCGCGTCGTTTCAGCGCAAGGGGGCGGGGCGGCGACGACCAGCTACAGGGATTGGGAGATGCCCCCGGAGTACTGGCGTATCGTGCTATCCTATCAGCGGAAGAGCTTCTCATGATCGAACTGAGTTTCGATGGTTCGGATCGTCGGGTCATCTTAGCGATGCGGGCGCGAGGCCCGCGCCTGATCGCGGCGGAGGGCCGGACCTTGGAGGGATGGCTTTCGTCGCTGCAAGCGCGCATTCAGCAGAAGCTGTCAGGAGAAGTGCTGCAAAACCGCAGGGGGGGTGGCGGACTCTTGGGAACCGTTCGCAAGAGCCCGGTTATGGTGGCGGGAAGATCGATTCGAGGGACCGTCTCGGCGGGCGGCGGTTTGTTCTGGTGGGCACAAGTGCACGAATTGGGCGGCGAGGAGACCTATCCTATTGATCCCGGGATCGTGACGGGCAAGAGTGACAAGAAGGCGTTGGCGTTCTTCCCGAAAGGCAGTACGGGAGCAGGCTTAGGGCGAACGGCGCTGACAAAGCTGCGCTTCGCTTTGGGACATAAGCGGGGTGAATTGCGGCCGAATCAATTTGAAGCTTTTGCCGATGCCGGGGGAATCTTGCGAACGCACGTCGAACATCCGCCTCTTCCCAAGCGGCCCTTCATGTCCACGGCGCTTGGGGAATTGCGCGGGAACC